GCTTGCGCTCTTCTTATGAGTTATCACGCCATATTTGTCTTTAACTTTAATGTGTACAGTACCATCTTCAACTTTGTGTACTGTTCCCATCTTTTTCATAGTCTTACCAGGAATTGATTTCATCACATAATCAAAGCTAACTTTGTCTCCTACTTTAACTTCTTCATCCATACGTCCATTTGACGCTAATCTTTCTTTGCGTCTTGCAGCAGCAAAATCAGCACCCTGTGGCTTCTTTTTATTGCGAATTGCAGCTAAATCTTGACCATCAATCTTACCATTCTTGTTCTTATCGATTGCCTTTTGTGCTGGAGACAATTCCTCTTCAACTTCTTCATTTTTAGATGAACTAGAAGCTACTTGCTTTGTAGTTCTCTTGTATGTATCATGTGGTTCATTGTGCTGTTTACCAGCGCGATGTAGTGACCAGCCGATTCCTTTTGGTCTGCTTCCAACTGGAACTTTTGAAGTCTCTAAGGCTTCTACAATTCCAACTTCATCGGATTCAACTTCTTCTTTGTTGACTAGGTTGTGATACTTAACTGCACGTTTCAAGTCTTTAGATTTGTTTGGATTTTTTGGATCACCAGCTTTGTCGAAATGATCCGCAGCTTTAGCTTTAGCATCCATGCCACGCTTTACTGCTTTGATCTTATCCATGATGCCTTCTGCTACAGACTTACCAGCAGATTTGTCGCCGTATGAAGCTTCGCGTTTCTTAGCTAAGTCTTGTTTTTCTTTTACTTTCTTAGCTAACTCAGGATCTTTTTTTAGCATCCAGCCCGGTTTTAGATTGCCAGTTCCCTCTTCAATCTCAACTTCTTCTTCCGATAGCTTATCTACTGCCTTATGAAGACCTTTATATCGTGCTACTGCTTTCTGATCATTCTTCTTAACACCCTGCTTATGTAAATCGCCTACTGCCTTTTTTGCATACGACTTCAATGTGTCTTTGCTCAACTCATCCAACGACTCAACTTCTTCCTTTACGCTCTTTCTCATAACGCGGTTCTTAGCAAGTCCAGAAACGAACTTGATATCAGCACCAGCTAGTGACTTCAATGAAGCTAAGTCCAATTTGTCTAGCATAGCGATTAGCTTTTTGTAGTTATCGCTTGAAGGATCAATGCCATTAATCTTAGAGTATTCCGCTTTTAGTGCTGCAATTTGTGACGCACTGAACGATTCTTCTAACTCTTCTTCTTTCAAAGCACCACGATCTTTTGCAGCCTTGAGCATATCTAATCTATCTTTAACACCTTTAATACCAGGCTTGATATCTTTAGCAGCTTTCTTTTCAGCATCATTTGGATTGCTAATATGCTTCATTGTAGTTTTAGATTGGTGACTTTCTTCTTCAACTTCTTCAGCATCTTCCTTTAGTCTACCGTCTGCTTGTGCTGATTTTAACATAGCTGCACGATCAGCATAACTACTACGCTTTACATCTTTAGCTGCTTTCTTTTCTCCTGCTGTAGGATTCTTAACATGCTTGAGAGGATCAAATTTTGCCTCTTCAACCTCTTCAGTCTCTTCTGTACGGAGAGATTCTTTTTTCTTTTGAATCTTTTCGCTTTCTTTTTCCTGGCGCGCTCTTAACTCTGCTGCATCTAAATTTGCTTTTGCTCTTTTGATTTGTGCATCAGCACCAGCAACGCTAGTACCTGAAGCTTTAATTTCATTGATTGTTGCAAATAGACTATCTGTGAATCCGAATTGTGTTTTTAAATCAGCCATTATTTTTTCTCCGTAGATTGTGTTGCAACTTTCTTAGCTACAAGACTTTTGATTAAATTCTTTTTATACATTTTTGCAGAATCTTCTTCTGGCATATCTTCACAAGCACATTCTTGTTGTTGATTTTGACCAGGAGTATCTTTAGCATATTTAGCTCTTAGTGAATCTGTTCCCCATTCCATAGAATTGGAAAACTTCTCATTGATCATAACTCTTTCAGCAAGGTCTTTATCTGCTTTATTCCAGCTACCATTGCCTCTAGCAACGAATGAGTTTACTCTAGCGAATGCCCATTGTTGTGGAGTGAATGTGTCATTCATTTCTGCATCCCAAGAATCGATGCCTCTTGCGTATACTTCACTAATGATTTCAAATGGAATGCCATACTTCTCAGCTTTTTGCTTTAGTGCAATCTTATTTTCGAATAGGCTGTTCCATGCTCTGTATGATTCTTTGCTGTCGAACTCTTCCTCGGACATTCCAGAAACTGCATTGTACATATCTTCATCGTCCATTTCGTCATCAGAATTCTCTCCCTCCGAATCATCTTCCGAATTGAACTCTAGATAGTCTTTCACTGTAGAAACATAGTCATATGCAAGTGTAATCTTAGATAGAACCCATGCATCTGGTTCTTCTTCCATATCATCTAGCATTGCAAGAACTTCCTCTGCATCATCAATCATTGCATTGACTTGAGTTTTAGCCATGTATAGACCATCAGTAGCATCATCTGCTTTATCTGCTGCATCATAGTAGCTGTCTGCATCGGAGTAATCATCATCTTCATAACTGTAATCTTCTTTTTGCAACTCACCCTTTGTCATTCTAAACAATGCATCACTTGATGTTACCATGTCTAGAAGTGTTGTCAATAGATCATTCGTAGCTTTGCGTTCATTGTTGTTTAGTGTGTCACCATTCTTTAACTTAGCAACTGCTTGCTTGATGACACTTAACATCTTCTTGTCAGCTAGACCCATACGAACTAATTGATCAATACGGTTAGTCTCTTTGTCTGCTGCTTCTGAGAACAATGTATTGAACTGTAGATTAACATCAATAGATTCTTTTGCATGTGTCTGACTAGCTTTTCTTTGCGTTTCGGCATTTCTAACTTGAGGCAGCAATCTAGATGCAATACGTCCTACAGACGGAAGCATTTTTTGAACTCTTTTGTCTACATTTAGTTTTTCACCAGGAGACATGCTTGCATAACTTTTATTGTTGCTCACACGCGCTTTTAGGAACCTAAGTGCTGCGCGTCTTGCACGATTATTAAGTTTTTCTGGAGATGCAAATCTTAACGATGCGCGTTTTCTTGCTGTCTGAATTCTGGATTGCATTCTTCTGAATTGCATTCCTCTTGCTCTGCGCGCCGATATTGATAGAACTGCTTCCGATACTTCATCTTTTTTAGTTTCGGAACTTTCTGCTGGCTTCTTAGGCTTCAACAATTCTTGTGCGCGTTTTCTGCTTGCATCACTCTTAGCTTTTTGATTATCCCATGCTCTGCTTAATTTTACAGCCGCACTCATTCTAGCCTCTTCAATTTCGTGTTCTTCTTTCATTCCGCCCCCTATGTATTTGTCTAAAAGCTTTCTTACTTTAGCTTTGTTCTTTGCTTTTGGATACAGGTCACTTATGATCTGGTCCCTATTTTCTGAATCTGCTTCGGAATACATCTTTCTAATCTGACTGCCAGAGAATGCTTCTTGTCCTGCAACTTTAAAGTCGTGCTTCTTAGTCACAAAAATGTATGCGTGTTTTTCAAATGACTCACACTTATCAATGCTTACGAATGGCTGATAGTACGCTGCTGAACCATCCTTCTTTGTGTACTTCATCGGATCACGTTCTGATCGAACAAGGATTAGAATGTCAGTATCTTTATCATACGCTTTCATAATCTCTACAGGATTGATAGGCTGGACAACTTGAACGAAACGATCCGTAACGCCAGCTTGCTGCGCTAAGAATTCTTTGTCTTTAAATGGAATTGGTCGAACTTTGATATCGTTACTAGACGCAACGAAAAAGTCTGGAGTGCGGAATTTAGCTTTAGCTTGTGTGTAGCTGCTTAGGTGTCCTGCGTGAAATGGTTGAAAACCACCGCCGTAGACTACGACTACTTTTGATTTTGTTTTCGCTTCTGTGATAGAAGTCGAAAATGCTTGCTTAAATGATTTCATTCTTGGAGTTTTCCTTAGACTTATCCGCTATATTATTATACAGGTTTGCCGTAGCCTAACTGTGATATCTTATTTATAATTATCTGTATTTCACTTGACAACGTTTCGGTGCTTTGTTATAATACAGTGTTGGGTTCTCAGAATCAATAAGCTTTAACAATCCCATGCTCTACGTGACCAGTAGTTTGCGCTAGTCTTATCTGTCAGATTGCCTTGTCCACTAGAACGTGCGCAATAAGATTTCTTTCTTGCTGGTTGATCTTTTTTGATTGACATGTTCTTGTCACCGAAATTCACTTTCTGTGCTTTACCGTCACCCTCAGGATCAACATAGACTTTAGACTTCTTGATATCTCCAGCCATTGGTTTATTTAGTGGTACTTCTTTGCCTTGATATGTAGCTTCTTTAACGTCTTTTTCTGGTACGCAATTAGGTACCATCTTACCGTTCTTTTTTTTCATACCAAGCTGTTTGTAGCCGACCCAGCATGGATCGCCAGCTTCTTTGTTCTCTTCTAGGAACTCTTTAAACGATTTCATCTTTGCCATCCCTTTATAATGTCTGGTGAAAAATTTGCATAGCTAAACTGCATTCTATCAATTAGTTTGACTGCATTGCCTTTGATCTTGTCAATAGCAACATAGCCTTCAACACCAGTGACTTGATATCCATCTTTAGTCAATAGGAATGTGTTTAGAGTTTTTACTTCGTCCATCTTTTTGACTAGAATCAACTTAGCTTCTGCTATGAGATTCATTAGCGTGAAGATGTTTTCTAGTTGGACTTTGTTTTTAGGAGAAAAGAACTTGAGGATATTGTCGCGCTTTGCTGTAGCGACTAGCTTACCCTTGTCAGTCTTCTTAGTATCAGCTTCTTTTTGATAGTAGTCGGTGATGAATTGCATCAATTCCGAAACGTGCTTGCTGACATTTGTGATTTGTTTTTGCTGACGAACTTTTGAATTGTTGAACGTCTTGATTTTCATCAATAGTTCCTCGTCATCTTTGATTGCGTTTAGTGTAGCTGCATCTAGCTTTTGAAATACTTTACCAGCTTGAGAAAGAACGGCTGTAACGTCTGCTGTCTCTTCTTGCGTCATTGTAGCTTTACCCGAAACATCATGGTAGTCTACGCCTGTCATCCATACATTTGAATTTTGTGTTAGCGTAGCAACAACATCTTTGCCAAAGACTGCTTTAAGTGTCTCAAACGAATCACCTTCGTAAATTGTATGCCATACAATGCCAATTTTTGCTCTTTTTATCTTTTTAGCAAGATCACTATCTGTAGGTACTGCATAGACAATCGTATTTGGATGAAATGTGATGTATGATTCACCATCGATTGTCTCTGTCTTTAGATCGGATGCAGTGAACAACAAATCGCCCTGGATAACGCCAGAAATGCCGATCTTTGGCAACCACATCAAACAAGCTTTTAGCTTATCTGCGAGGTCGCCAGAGGTGTCGGCATCTATATCTGCGAATGTCTTGTATACTTTTGGGTTTTTATTGAATACGCCCTTCTTTGCGACAAAAAACTTGCCGTCAGTTGGATCCTGACCAGCGAAAATAGCAGGCGCTCCGTCCCATTTGACTGTAACGTCTACCTTTTTCTCTGAGTGACCAGCAAGCATATCACGCACGGCTCTAAGTGCATTGATACTATCTCTAGCACCAGTTACGCCTTTGTTTAGAACATCATCTTCTGCATGTTCCATGTGCGTATTTTTATCTTCTGTAAGGTATTCCTTAAATTTTAACATCTTAAGCCCATAAAGTTAGTGTATGAGCTATTTATAATAACTATCTCCTCATGTTTGCTTGATCCTTTGCATCATCGGAAGAAAAGATCGGTACTGCATTAGACTTGTGAAGTGTTCCGATGCCTAGCATTTTAGTGCCAGTGTATACTTTGCCGTGGACTGGCTTTGTCGCTGAACCACCAGGAGTGGACCGACTAGGGATGTCGTTTTTTGCTGCTCTAATGTATTGCTCAGGTGTCTTAATGTCGCAAATCCGCTTCGTAACCAGCGGTTTTGTCGTTTTATAGCTAAGAAGTATTTTTTCCCAGGACGCTTGCAACTCACGCTGCTTTGCATTGGGCTTTTTCTTCTTAGACTTTTGGTGTGTGTAAATTATCATCTTAAACAGATATGTGTACGTTATCACCCAATGATGATAATTTGTTTATAACCCTCTGCTAGAGTTGGCATCTGAAAGCCAGCAATCATACTATCAACAACTTCAACAGGAACAACTTTGCCTGGACGATTAGCAAGGCGTCTATTCAACTCTGCACGATCTGGAGTATCAAATACTACTGCGATATGCTCATAGTCAGGCAGCATTTTGAATTTCTTAGCACGACTTTTAATTGTTGTCGATGTTTGGTCCCATACGATGTTAGCGTTATACTTGCGCGACAATCGAACTTGCTCTAGCATTTGTTCGATAGCCGCTGGCATTACAGACTCAAAAATTTCTGTGTATGACGTATTAGCTGCTTTAGCAAATTGCTCTACCCAAAAATCAGTAGATACGTATGTGTAGTCCTCTACAAGGGTTTGATTATTAACCCAAGTAGACTTGCCAGAACCTGGCACACCAATTAATATATAAGCTTTTGGCATGTTGTTAAAATGTCAGTAGCGATAGATTGTGCTGCTAGATACCAAACTTCAAACGGTATAAAACATGTCGAGCCGATGCATGTTCCCCATATAGTTGTTACAATGTCCATGATTAGTTACCCTTCTGATGATGACTTTTAATTCTACCCTTCATTGCATATGCAATAGCGGCTTCCAGCTTCCACGGTGTGCATTCATTATTATCCATACCAACGTCAACTGCACGATATGCTTCCATACCGCTTACGCTACCGTGAAGATGCCCATGAAAATGAACTGCGCCATGATGCATTTGATCCCACTCTGCAATTGGATAGTGAAACATAATGACCTTAGTCTCATTCATTCGAATTGACATATAATCACGAACTTCAACAAACTGTTTACAAAACTTTTCGTCTTTGATAAGCTTTGCGTCATGGTTGCCAGCAATCAGTGTCTTAGTACCATTCAGCCTTTGAAGATGGTTGACTGCCTTTTCTGCATTACAGAATGCAACGTCACCGAGAATGTATGTATGGTCTTGAGGAGTAATCAGGCTATTCCAACGCTTGATAATTTCTTCGTCCATCTTAACAACTTCACCTTCGCCAAATGCGCGGGACACAGGACAAAAATTCATAATGTTCTTATGTCCAAAATGAATATCACTTGTAATAAAATGCATAATTATAACTTACTAATTAAGAACTCAGCCGTTAAGTACCAAGCCCAAAGAGGAAAAATCAAAGTAAAGAATGTGCTCCAGAATCCTTTAGCTAATACGATTCCAAATATCCAACCTAAAAATAGAAAAAACTGTACCACGTATTGCATTATTTAAGAACTAGAAGTGCAAGCATAATGCTTTGCAGGAAGAAACCGACACCGTTGCTAATCATGTAAAGCTTGTCTTTAGTGATAGCTGACCGAATAAAGAACAGGAGCAAACCAGACCAAACTAGGATCACCATACTCAAAGGAGGCAGAACTGTAGCTTCTCCTTTGATAGCTAAGTAAGTCGAGGGCAATGTAGAGCCGTGAATCAGAATCAATCCAAACCAACCACAGGTTTCACCAAATTTGGCAACGATCCATGCGTATGCGTTCGTAAAATATTCTTTAGTAAGTGCGTTCATATTGAAATACCTTTCGTCTTTAATGTTTAATTATAGCATGCCTCACCAAAAAAAGCAACAGGTATTTTCATAGCTGTTGCAAAAAAACAACAAAATTAGACTTTAACTCTGCTGAAATCTCTTTGTGCAGTCATTCTTTTACCAAATGCACTTTTATCAAATACTGGTCCAGTATCTCTGGAATCAATATTAATAACTTGTCCACTATCAGAGATATTAGATTGTGCAGTATCTTCGGAATCATATAGTTTCATTTTAGCTTTATCTACACCAATAACAAATCGTTTATTAGTATCAGGATTAGAATATCTATTCTTTAATTGCTTTACCATAATCTGATTCATCTCAGCTAACTCTTCGGTAGAGATTAACGCAATCATAAAGTCTGCTGTAGCGGGTAGACCAAAAGATTCAGAAGTATCAGTAATACCTACGTCAGAGTTATCATAACCACCGCGAGTAGTTTGTGTAGCTGACATAATCGGCACATTAAACTCTACTGCAAGTCCACGCAATTCTTCTGCAATAGATTTTACAAGAGTATATGAGTTTACATTATTACCAGATTTAACTCTAGCTGACGAACATATATTCAGATAATCAATATAGATAATATCAGGCATAAACTTGCGCTTGAGTTTCAATTCACTGAGTAAGTGTTTGAAGTGGGTTGCATTAGCTGACGCTGTAGGATATTCTTTAATGATCAATCGACCAAGAGACTTCTCTTTCATTCTTGCAATCTTTTTCAGATAGCTATCTTTAGGTAATGCTACAAGTTTATCCACATCAACGTTCAATAAATTCGCATCAATACGTTCAGCAATTCGTTCCTCAGCCATTTCAAGTGTAATGTACAGGACGTTCTTACCGAGTGTAAGATTAGCGGCTGCACAATGGCACATAAACAAACTCTTACCAACACCTGTGCCTGCAAGAATAATGTTCAACGTCTTTTTAGGAAGACCGTTCTTTGTGATTCGATTGAGGTAGTCGAGGTCAAATGGAATACGCTCTTCAACTCTATGATAGAACTCATAGCGAGATTCTGCATCTTCAATGAAATCGTGACCAACGTGATTGTCAAACGACACACCCAAAGCATCCGATAGAATACCTGGGATAGCGCCTTTGTCTAGCTTAGAAGTTTCATGCTCATCCAGAATCGTAATGCTTTGCATGATAGCATTGTAGATAGCTTTGTCTTGACAAAACTTCTCTGTCTGGTCAACTAACCAATCAGTATCCTGAGGAGAATACTCCTCAGAATTTATCTCTGTGATTAGCGAAAGGACTTTTTTGTATTGATCTTCCGAAATGTTCTTCTTAGCATCTATCTCAATGATAAGTGCTTCAACTGTAGGCAGTGCGTTATACTTTGTATAGTAGTCAAATGCATGGTTGAATACGATCTTTTCGGAAGCTTCTGTGAAATATTCTGACTTTATAAAAGGTAATGTTTTACGTACATATCCATCATCATTCAGGATGTGTTTCAGTATTTTCTTTTCCAGACTCATTATCATACCTCTGTTGTGCCATGTCTAAGGAGTGTCTTAGCAGGTCGTTTAAAATGTGACCAAGTACCACTTCGAACTCTTCTTTTCCTCTAAGCCATTCGTTCTCTTCACCTATTATATCATAGTTGAAGCTGATTGAAAAGGTACCATCTGGATTCTCTTCTTCTGCAAAGTTTAGCTCACCAAAGTAGAACTTAACACCTACAAAATCACCTTTTAGAATTTCAATAGCTGCGACAACATCTTTGTCTTTGTACTTGATATCTTCTTGGGTAACTGCATAGTCGATATCAATTAGCATGTTCTAACTCCGCTTCGTCCTCATCGACTCTTGCGCCGCCAATAACATCTTGTCCATACAAGAACTCTTTCTTGCAAGCTTCATCGATTTGGTCTAGAATTTCTTTAGTGTAATACTTTTCAGGTTCTTCATTGATGTTCTTTCCGAAGACCTTTACACCATTAGATAGCTCATAGCGAGTAGAGACTTTCTTAATGATGCCATACTTCTCTGCAATTTCTAGTAGTCCATAGTATCGATCTAAGCCCTTGCTGTATGTAATCTTAATTTCAACAAACGAATTCTCTTTTGTCAATCGGCTCTTCTGTAGTTTTGCTTTTACGATATTACCAACAACATCTGTGCCATCTTTGTCTTTCTTCTTAGACAGATACACGATTGTGGATGCTGTATACTTCAAGCCAGAACCACCAGACATTTCTTTAGTTGGGAAGTATGCACCGACAACATCATAAACGTGGTTTGTTACAAGCAAAGGAACACCAATCTTAGCAAGTTTCAAATTCAATACGCGGAATGTAGCTTTAAGAGTTTGGCTCTTTGTCATGTCCCTAGTCTCTTTACCTTCTGAGGTATCTTCCATCTCTTTTGTAGATGATAGCTGACCGAGAGAATCAAGAACCATCATCATAGGCTTACGTGCTGATTCTTTTTGTGCTCCGTACTTCTCAATGATCTGGAGTGCAGTATGACGGAACTTCTGAATTGTATCAGGCTCAGAGATAACAACACGCTTTGTGTCTACGCCTCTAGATTCCATCATGTGTTTTGTGACTGCTGCTTCCGAATCGAAATAGATAACGCCCGCATCTGGATGGTCATCTAAGAATTGCTTAACGACACCCAAGACAAAAAACGTTTTACCTGTTGAAGATTCACCTGCGAATGCGGTTACTTTGTTATTGGGAACGCCACCATAGATACTGCCAGATAGCAGTGCGTTCAATGCGTATGATCCAGTGTCAATGCTTCCACTAAATTCTGCTGACGCATCACCATCAGCAAGAATTTTCGTATCTTCATCTTTCAACTGATCAACTAAGTCTGTAAAAAAATTACCCATTATTATTCACCTTTATAAAAAATGCGCTAAACCCATTATATCATTAATAACCTAGCCTGTCAAATTTACATAGAGTCTTGGTCCCTATGGTACATTCTGTGTGCATCAATTTCATCTCTTTCCATTGGAACAGGATCAATTGTCGTAGCATAGAAGAAATCATTCTTACGTGCCAAAAGATTCAGATTGTAGTTAGCTGCAATGATTAGCAAGACTGCCATCGGATCAAAAACGGAAACTAGTAGAATAATTATAAATCGAACTGCTTTTTCAATTGAAACTTTAGTGTCTTCATCTTCACTATATGCTAACGCCGCAATGTATTTGATCGGTCCAACTTCCGCATCAAGCTTGCGCGTTTCGGTGGCAATAGGCGCACGGGCATCGTTAAGTTCCGTGATAGACTTTTGCGACTGTAGTATTTCATTTTGAATGCGAGTACGTTCTTTCTGCTGGGACTTACGCATAGCCACAGCTTTTTCGGCACCCGTTTCTGTTGTTGAGCGGCCCAATACTTGGTCCACTCCCTCATCCATTTGTTTAAGCGCCTTACGGTCTGTTTCAATATTATCTTTTTCGATTTTGATTTTATCATCATATATTTCAATCTGTGCAGTAAGATTCGAGTTTGCACTTCCTTGTTCAGTATGCGCTTTAGATAAGAATCCAAAGATGCCCAATGATGTGATAAACATCAAAACGACTACTGCCATTGTGAAGTAGTATTTCATTATTCTAGGTGCATCATCCCAGTTTCTATAGAGCCAACTAACTGTTACAAGTTTAGCAAGCTCTAATGAACCACCCATCATTGCGATAGATAAAGGTGCTGCTGAGAATATTGCAATCAAGCCTGCTATTGAATAGTACGCTGCGATACTAGACAATAGCAATGCATTGAAAAATAATAGAAGAACGAATCCCATGTTATGCCCTAGTGATAGCTAAAATCTTGTCGACCTGCTCTTGAATTTTATCTTTACGGTTAGGCCAGTAGATGTACTCTTTGTCTGGTGTCTTCATTAGATTGATAAGCAAAGGCATAATGATTTGCTCTAACTCCTTTAGCTTGCCTGAAGTTGTAGCTAATAACTCTGTGCGTTCGGCTTCTAGCCCTAGCTTGCCATCTCTGTATAGCTGTAGAATAGAATCGACCTTCTCTTCAAGGCGAGTGACTGCTTCGCCTGATGACGATACAGTTTCACGAATGACCTTTGTCTCTAGCGTGTTTGTGTCGGTGACCTGCTTAAGTTCAATTTCATCTACTGCGCTAAACCCAAAATCTTCTTCATGACGAATTGTTAAATATTCTTGTGGTATGGTTGACATTAGAAAAATCCTAGTAAGTTTGATTTATACTCCGTATTCCATCCGAACGTAGTTACAATACTCTTCATGGGATCAATGTAAGCTTTATCGAATTGCAGATCATAATCAATATACTTCTCAAGCTGCATTTCTTTTGGCAACATGTTCACTACGGAGAGAACGTTTTCTTGCGTTGGGTTTGGAACTTTCATATAACAAAATTTAACTTTGTCGCCATCTTTGATTGGCTGATATCTCTTCTCAAGATTGTGTTTCTTCAATAGGTTGTTATACACTAGAGAACCACGAACATGAATAGGAGTACCTTTGCCATATAGCAACACGTTATCACTATATTTAGTCAACTCACTTACGCCTCTGGGAAACGCAACCGATTCAAATGGCAATGTCTTAAACTCTTCTTTGAATTTTGCATTGAATGCTTGAAACTCTTTTTCAGTACCAGTTATGATCAACTCAAGTGCTTCTTTAATCTTATCACGGCATGATGCTGGTGTAGAAGACTTCACTGCTTCAATACCCATCATCTTAAGCTTAGGCTTCGCATAGCGAACACCTTCATTATCCCATACGTTCAGGATGTATCGCTTCTTTGCAGTCCAGATTCCAGTGTCTGCAATTGATTCGCGCTTCATCTGCATCTTTTGGTCAAATGCATTCATGTTATCGGCAAGCTTTTGATACGACTTATCAATGAACGGCTGAAGCTTTTGCTCACACACCTTGTCGATAAACTCTACAATCTTTTCTTTTGGCATAGAAACTTTACCGTCAACACCGTAAATCTTTTGTACAAGAGGACCGAGATGTACATAGATCGAATCGGTATCGGATGCAATAACATAGTCAACGTATTCTGTTTTTAGGAGTTTGTTCAGGTATCCATTCATTTCATTTTCAATCCAACGAATAGCTAACTGACCAGATAGAGTGATAGCTTCTGCTTGGCGAATGTCAAAGAATCGGAAGTACTCATTGCCTAATGCACCATAAGCTGAGTTCAATTGAACCTTCTTAGCTAACTGGAGATTCTTGTATTTCGAAATCTGATAGCTCTCTTTGCGCTTTGCTTCAGGAGTAGTTGCTGCTTCATAGTCTTTCTGAGACTGAATCATTTTCTTTTTGTACATTGATCGGTCATTGTACATGCGTTCCATCATTGCAGGCAAGAAGCCCTGTTTGTCACGCTTAAAGAAATGTCCGTTTGCTGCCATGCAATATTCATCTTCAATGCCACTGTATTTGTGAACTAGCAATGCATCAACTGTGATAGGAACATGCTTGCCTTGCACCAGTGTCTCAGGAGAAATATTGTATTGCATAATCAAGTGCGGATACAGACTGTTCAAGTCAAACGACACAACCCATTCATGCTTGCCGACAATTGGATCTTTTACATAACCACCAGCATACTGCGCATTCTTTGGAGTGCTAACGTTCTGCGGCACAACAATGCCACGCTCTAGCAGTTCATTGTGAATCAATGTGTCCCACATGCGCACCTGCGTGAATACGTCACCGTAGTTCACCTTAGCGTCATATGCAAGTGCAAGTGCCATGTCAATCAATTGCATCTTATTGTCAATTCTATCAACAAGTTCAACGTCATGAATGTTGTACTCAATAAACTTTTGAAAGTTTGTCTTGTACAATTGGTGCAGATTCTCTACCTCAGAGTAGTCAAGCTTGCGTTCGCCGAGTTCAATGAATGCAATGTGGTCTAGTCTAAAGCTTTCTTGTTGTGAGTAAGTAAACTTTTTGTATAGCTCAAGGTAGTCAAGCACCGTAATGCCAACAAGTTCATACGCAACCTGCTCACGGTTCATGATCTTTGTATTGCGGCTATTGATACGCTTCCAAGGAGACAGGCGCTTTGCAGTTTCTTCACCAACAAGTCGATTGATCCGATTGACAAGATATGGAATATCAAAGAACTGGACATTCCAACCAGTCACAATATCAGGTGAAGTGATTTCCCATAGCTCAAGGAACTTCATGATCAATGCATTCTCATTGTTGCATTCATAGTAGGTAACATCTTTGCGTTCACTCATAAAGAAGTCACAACCGAACACATGATAGTGATCATCAATCTTGAAAGTAATTGCAGTGATCACTTCACTAGCACTAGCTGGCTCTGGAAATCCATTCTCTGAGCCAACCTCAATGTCAATGTTTGCAATTTTAATTAACGACTGGTCATAGTCAAGTTTACCAGGATACTCTTCATCAATGCATACGTATTGAAAGTTGGTTGATCCATAGATAGAGAAGTTATCGACACTATCATACTTTTTAACAAACTCCATTGCGTCACTCATCGTTCCCTGCTTCACAGGAGAAACATATGAGCCATCAAGTGTAGTGAATTTGGTTGCTTCACGCGATGACAAGTATAGCGTAGGATTGTAGTTCAATCTCTCTGCAAACCTACGTCCGTTGTCGTAACCTCGGACGAGGACTGTGTTACCGTACTTGCTAAAGTTTGTATAAAATTTCATTATTTAATAATTGCCGATGGTTTTGGCAGGATGATTCCTGAACCGTATATCTCATTATACTTGTTTTGAATCTCTTGTGCAACCGTTACGTTGTAGAGAATATGTGATTTTTGAAGTTGTACCTTTTTCTGCTCAGAGAAAAGCAACATCGGCATCATGTTTAGTCTTGGGCCTGTTGGACTTTGCATAAGTCCTAAACTGCATGGGTCTTGAATTAGTACACCATCTGCGGTGTCTGATAAAATATCACCGACAATTTCTTCACCAGAAATTAATTTTAAAATTCTAAGTTCGCTCATTTTATAATCCTATAATAAAAATGGGTGCCGAGTGGCACCCTTGTGTGTTGTTCACTATTAGATAAGTCTTCCTAGTGAATTACGCATACTGTATTGTCGTTCCAGATGTTCTACTTGTGCAGAGTCCTGAGGATTATTTGCAATGATGTATTGCTCTAATGTCTGAGTTCTGTCACGTAAAATAAATGATACGACATTTGAAAGTGAATCTAAGATGCTAGTCATCATAAATCTTCTTCCGTCAAATATTGCTTGCTGCCTTTAGTCTTTACTGGCACTTTCTTTGGCATCTTTTCTTCTGGCACCAAACGATCTAAAACGATCTTTAGCATACCATTGAATAGCTCTGCGTCTTTAACTTCAAATTGATCAGCAATAGCGAATGCGCGAGTGAACCCACGATTAGCAATACCTTTGAATAAGAAGTCTTCTTCTTTTTCATTTTCTTTTGAAGCTACATTGCCTTTGACGATAAGTTTACCATCATCAATTTCGATATCAATTTCGCTTTGTGCGAATCCAGCAACCGCAAGTTCAATACTGTATGTATTATCACCAGTCTTCTTGATGTTGTATGGAGGATATCCGGGAATGTGTTTTGTTACATCAGCGTGAAGCCTTTGCATGTGGTTCAGTTGATCTTCAAAGCCTACGAAATATTTATCAAAGTCTTTGAATGCTGGACCAAATGAGATTTTACCGATTTTAAAGTCTGTCATAGTTTTCTCCTATTAAGCGAGTTAAGTTTTGTATGCACCCCCGAAGGCAGTGCGGATTGTCCTGCTTACTTTATACAGGGCACACTAACGCGGTGCAGTTCAATTGCTCGGACGCCAATTACCGTTGACGACAACAGCCCTAAGGTGGGTTCTTTGGTAGTGATTGAATAGGGTACCAGCCTATCTTCCCATCCCTGAGAATTATTTATATTACGCTTGACCGATTTTACGGCGTGATACGTAATATTTTGTACGTCCTTCTGTATTTACAGAAGTACGAACCTTGAAGCCTTCCATGCGGAGGTCGCTCATACGTGCGCGTAGATTCTTTACGCCGAACAATGCGTTAGCTTGAGGTGCAGTAATGCCACGTCCCTTGCCGCGCAAATACGATACCAAGAGTTCTGCCTGAGTTTTGTTTGATTTTACAAATGCCATAATAATATACCTTTCGAGTATTTAATGATAAAAATGCTAAGAGGTCTTAGCGGTACTGAGATAACATTATCTCATATTTTTCAACGTTTGTCAAGTCACTTCAACGTTGATTTTAAGAACCAAGCGTGTTTTCGAAACGCATCTTGGCGGTCAGCCATAAGATTGGATAGATTGTGCATTCCATTCTGTTCGGCTAAATCGTAAACGACTTTGATATTGTTTTGAATTAGCACAATATCGTAAAGCAAATTACTAAGCATTGCCATAGCTGGAGGAATTGTTTCATCATCTTTAATCACAGATAATTCGCCATATCTACTAAAACTACCTGGAGCATATGCATCTAATGCGCGAATTTCTTCTGCAATTTGATCTACTACACCATAAACTTCTTGATAGATAGCTTCTAGCATTGTGTGGTATTCAAAGAAATCTGGACCAGTGACATTCCAGTGATAGTAATGTGTCTTTAGATAAAAAGCATAATGTGATGCCAAATTTACTTTGAGTGCTTGAATTAGTTCTTCCATTTTAATTTGTCCTTCTGGTGTTGTTGCCGATACTATATTTAGTAACAAGTTCCCACTTTGTTCTTTCGGAATATGAAATTACTTTGATGTGTGACAGAGGTGCGATAGGGTCTTTTGATTTTTCGGGATCAACAATCTTAAGCAATCCCCATTCAGCCAACAAGTTCGCAATAGTGTTCCGTCTACCCAAGTCATCATCATCAAAGTCGGTGTCTTTACCATCTAGTGCAAACAACTCTTTAAAATGTACAATGTAATATTTACCACGCTTGTGGAGAATGTGGCACGACTGGAACAATTTGTTTTCTTTTCTTGAAGCCACTCCAATTCTAGTAAGAGTTTCTCTTATCTTTAGGAAATCATCTTTTTCAGCAAGCGTGATCTCCAATAATCTTTCAATGTCCATAACATCTCCCCGGTGTTCTATCCACCTTTTTCTAATTTAGTATGAATGATCTTTAAATCTTCATCGGAGAGAATCTTAAGGGCTTCTTTGGCTCTGGTAATGTTGTAACCATAATATTCCGAAACGTCTTTAACTTCTTGCGACACACGATTTTTCAACCACTTCTCGTACCTATTCCTAGGTCTAAGAGTATTTAGTAAATACGTGAATTGAAGTCTTCCGTCTAGGTGGGAACTTCGGTTCATTTCATTAGCAGCCAGAATTGAATCGGGAAACAGAGAGAGTCCAGTGTTAATGATCCATGCACACTTTTCTTTGTAGTATTTGTCTAGGAGTTCTGGGTTCTCCAAGTCTTTGAATGGATCTTTTTTAGTGTGTGAAACAATCTTCAGAAGAGAAAACGGATCGTACTCAACACCATCTAAGATTATGCCTTGCTTGTTGTTAGCTTTTTCAGACTGTTCAGAATTTTTTGATCTGTTATTTTGTGGCATATTGTTACTCCAGGCTGATTGATATCCATCAAATAAATTGAACGGCCATTGTTTTTAATCTTACTGCGCCATTTAGCTATCTGTGGATCTACGCAGTAGATGTTGCCATCGATAGAGTTGCCCCGGCCAATGCTGGTCATGTTCAATGAAGGTACTGCAACAAATATAACATAGTCAACACTATTACATTTTCTCAATTGTTTAGCACTAATAGAGAATGCTCTTTCTGAGTAGAAAGGCACTTGAGTCTTAATCTCAACAGTCGATCCATTGACAGTCATATCTTTGTTACTGTCGTAAGGATCATCTGAATAAACTACATCATATCCAATAGAGCGCAGCATTTCACCTACGATTCGTTCACCGTAGTTGCCAAGCATCTGCATTTTAACTTCAGGAACTTGTGTCATTTGATATCACACGATGCCATGACCTCAGTCAGGAACGCAGCCATATTGATTTCAGGATTAGCAACGAATGCAGCTTTGTA